ATTATGCAGATAATGATAGAATAAAATATGAAACATACATTTCTGATCCAAACTTCCAAGCATTTAGAAGGATTGCTCAATATCATGGATTTATGGTGAATAAAAATGTTCCTTGGAGTCTTGTTGCTGATGTGCGGCACCCGTATATGTTAAAAAAGCAAATACAAGCTGGAATCCTTTCAGCACCAAATGACCTAACTGACTTGTTTTCTAATACTCTCTCTAAGGCGCATCGCCAAGATATTCAGCTTTTAAGATTCCATCTGGCGGGGTTTTATGAGGCTTTTATCTCTGAGTCTCCTTTTGAAACGGTGTTTATGGACAAACCATGTTTGGAGAAAGGATTCAAAATACATGTTAGGAGAGAGTCCAGAAAAGCAACCGCCGCGTTCGCGCCTGATGGGTCGTTTAAAAAAGAAAGTAGTTTTACAAAAGAATATGGAGATGAATATTGGTTAAAGATATACTATGCATTGAAATTTATTGATACCAAAGGTTCTATCGACATGAAAACACTTGACAAACATTTTAAGAATTACTATTTTATCTATAAGCAGAGAGGCATGAAATCTACTATTGATAAGATTTATAAAGACCTCGATCCTCAAGCAGAATAGGTTAATTTGATTTTTCAGACCCTTGATTCGAAGAATGAATGTGTTGGATTTTATGCGAATGGAAAACTTTCATTCGAAAAGCCCCATGGGGAATTCACTGCAACTTGGAACTATGCTCCTTACTTGAGCGAGGATGTCGATTTTGTTTCACTATACGCATCAGGAAGAAAGTTAAAAGAAGTCTGTCCTCCTGAGCTTGATGAAGAGTACCGCCGTACTGCGCGCAAATTGAAAAGCTACTTGCGATCCTTCAATCTTGCAAAAATTGACTTGAGCGATAGTTGCTTCTTTGACCTCGTGCCGCGAAGGTTCCTGCTGGAGTATTATTCTGTTCGCAATAAGATAACAGAACATGTTCTACAGACACATACAAGACCCAAAAACTATGATTTTTTGCTGGAGATGACAAAGATTGCCTATGACGTTAAGAGCGCCAAGTTAAACCTAGACTACTCCCAGTTCGCTAAGTTTCCAAACAATCACAAGACTAAAGCGTTCTATAAGAAGCTCTTAAAAACGAATCCTTATATTATTTATAATATTTTTGGAACAGTTACGGGTCGTTTAACCGTTAACAAGGAGAGCTTCCCAATTCTTACTTTTCCTAAGAACTACCGCAGCATCTTGAAGCCGAATAACGACCGCTTTGTGGAATTTGATTTCAACGCAGCCGAACTCAGAACCCTCTTGTCTTTATCGGGCGTGGAACAGCCCACTGAAGATATTCACAATTGGATTGTAAAGAATGTGTTTAAAAACGCAATAAGTCGCGAAGAATCAAAAATAAAAACCTTTGCATGGTTATACAACCCAGAAGCAGAAAATTTAAAATTGGAAAAGGTTTTTAATAAAAAGAAACTCGTTGGACAATACTGGAAAGAAGGGGTAGTTGTTAATCCCTTCGGTCGGGTTATGAAGTGCGACCAAAGACTCGCGCTCAACTACCTTATTCAATCTACAACGAGTGACATGTTTTTAAATCAGATGATTAAGGTTAATGCGTTGGTAAAGGATAAGAAATCATATATCGCTTTTAGTATGCATGATTCTTTAATAATCGATTTTAATAAAGAGGACAAGAAACTTGTTTCACAGGTGCATTCTCTTTTTTCTGATACTAAGCTAGGCACATATAAGGCTAATATATCTGTCGGAAGAGATTATGGGAGTATGATAAAAATGAATTTTTAGCACTAGTTAGGAGTATATGACTGGATTATTAAAAGGATTTTTTACTTTCTTGGTCCTCGCGATAGCCTCTTGCGGGGATACCGGACTCGATGCACCTTACATCACACCAGCCCCAGATGTTCCTCAAGCTATTAATGAAGATCCTAAGCCGGTTTTATCCCAGGAAGAGTATGAGGCAAAGTGCCTCAGAACAGAATATTATTTTTGCCCCGGCATTAACGGTCCTTTGTATCGCATTGAGGTCGTAAAGGATATTTGTAAAGATCCCGTAGAGGTGATACACATCAGCGAGTGTGAAGAGTTTTTAGAATGTAATCCGAGCAAGTTTCATTTGGGCGAGGAAGATTGCAAAACCGATGACGGACTCCCAGGTACTAAAAAGGTTTATTGTGACAAGGGATTTCTTAAAGAGGGGGAGTGTGAAACCGATTGCATGGAAGAAGTGTGCGACGGTATCGATAACGATTGCGATGGACTAATCGACGAAGATCAGCTTAACGCATGCGGAGAATGCGGAGTCGAACCTCTCGATGTGTGCGACGGCATCGACAACGACTGCGACGACGCGGTCGACGAGGATTTGGTACGCCCATGTTCCACTATCTGCGATGGCGGATACGAAACTTGTGTCGATGGTGACTGGGTTTCTTGCACCGCTAAACAGCCACAGCCTGAAATGTGCGACGGCATCGATAATGACTGCGACGGTCTGATTGATGAAGGATTGGATTGTCTTTGTACAATTCAAGATATTGGAACCCTTTATCCTTGTGAAGAGCCGCCCCTTCTATGTGGGTCGGGTTACAAAACTTGTGAATGTAAAAATGCTGATTGCACATCGCTAGGCTTTACCCAGTGTTATGCGCCTTGTTACTGGATAGACCCCAATGACCCAAATTGTGATCCGTTCGGCGGCGCTCCATTGCCATACGAAATGTGCAACAATCATGATGATAACTGTAACAAATTAGTGGATGAGGATTTGTTTGAAGTGTGTTATACGGGACCTGTTGAAACAATGAATGTTGGAATATGTCAGTCTGGCATGGTGACTTGTGAAAAAGGCGTCTGGGGTAATTATAGCGACGAAGGGTACTTTATATCTGGATATTGCAAGGGAGAAGTTCTCCCACTCGGAGAGGATAAATGCAACGGCGAAGACGAAGACTGCGACGGCAAAGTCGATCAAGACAAAGAGATGCAAGATACTGATATTCTTTTTATCGTAGACTGGTCAGGATCAATGGACGCCGAGATTCAAGCAGTATTAATTGCTTTGAATGAGTTCGCTAAGAACTATTCCGATGAAGAGGTGATTCAATGGGGATTGATAGTGGGACCAAGAACGCCCGGTAAATTTGGACAAGAAAACTTTCTAGAACTTATAAGCGATTTAGCTCCTTTTGAAAATTTTATGTATGAATTCTCATCATTAGACAAAGAAACCATGAACGGTCAGTTCGAAATGTTGTATGATGCTGTTTATCTGGCGTTGATGGACCTATCGTCCTCGGAACCTTGGCAGCTAGACGAATTGACGTGGGCTACTATGATTAGCAATGCCGTAAAACAATCAAAACCTGAGTTAGAAAAATTTAAAATTAGTTGGCGACCAAATGCAAAGAGAGTTATAATCGTGTTTTCTGATGAGCATGGACAGAGTTACTGGATACCCAAAGCACTCGTAGGTGGTAGCTGGAATACCTCTAAAGACGGTACAACTCAGGATATTTTACTAAAAATGATTTCAACCGCACCTGATACATCAATCTATACTTTTAGCACTGACGGAAGCAAGAACTCTGTAATGCCTTATGGTCCTACTGGCTGGGAACCACTAGCCCTCGCTTCAGGAGGCAAGTGGTTTAAACTTAAGCATAGCGCACCAGAGATGTATACTAATCTTATGGAAATCATTGAAGAAGAAGTTTGCACTGAGTAGAGGCTTAGATGGATACGATAATTGGGATCGGCGGGGCCGGCTGCAATTTGGCAGAAAAATTTTCAGAATACCCCCAATACAAAGTTTTAAAAATAGACTCTGAGAGTAGACCATTTGATTGGTTGGCGAAAGGCTTTAAGCTTATCCCCAAGCAAGAAACTCCAGAAGACTATGAAAAAAATTGCCCTTCAATAGACGATTTCGTTAAAGAATCCGGCGACGAAGTGCTTTTTATCATTGCAGGCGGCGGCAAGATAAGCGGCGCATTGTTAAGGATTCTAGAACAATTTAAAGATAAAAAGATAAGTGTTCTCTACATCCAACCCGACACGGATTTGTTACCAAAATCAGCAAAAATGCAAGAGAGGCTTGCTTTTGGAGTGGTACAGCAGTATGCGCGCTCAGCCGTCTTCGAACGCACTTATCTTGTGAGAAACTCTACCATAGAGGATATTCTAGGGGATATCCCCATTTCCAATTACTATGACACAATTAACGATTTTATTGCCTCTGCTGTCCACATGATTAATGTGTTTAAGCATACTGATCCTATTTCTTCCAACTTTGAAAACGAGAGCCTCGTATCTCGGATCACAACACTTGGAATGGTTAATCTTGAAAACGGTTCAGAAAACTTGTTCTTTCCTTTACAGTATCCGCGAGAAAAGGTATATTATTATGCAATAAATAAAAGCAGACTTAACACAGATAAGGGATTGCATAGGAAGATCATGAAACAAATAAAATCTAAAATAAATAGTAAAGATATTGAAGTGACTTATGGAATTTATTCCACTGATTATGATAGCGATTATGTATATTCGGTTGCAAACGCTAGTTTCGTGCAAAGTCCTTAATTTTAGTATTGACTTTGGTTTATAAGGCGGTATAGTATGTTCATCTACGATCGTAAAAGCTACGAAGAGTATCGTAATGCGATCTTGTACTTTATTGAGAAGCTTGGAAGATTTGCCGAGCTTACTTTAGCTAAATTCAAAAGGAGAATATAATGGCTATTAATATGGATAAAATGAAGCAGAAACTAGAAAGTCTGCAAGGAAATGGAAATAAAAAGAGTGCCTTCTGGCGTCCTCAAGACGGCGAACAGGTTATTCGTATTGTCCCAACCGCCGATGGTGACCCATTTAAAGAATACTGGTTCCATTACAACCTTGGTAACAACCCTGGGTTTTTGAGTCCGAAGAAAAACTTTGGTGAGGACTGCCCATTGGACAACTATGTCCGTGATCTTTACCGCCAAGGCGACGAAGAAAGTATTAAGATGGCAAAGAATCTCTCTGCTCGTCAACGTTTCTTCTCGCCAGTGGTTGTCCGTGGAGAAGAAGATCAAGGCGTCCGCATCTGGGGCTTTGGTAAAATGGCTTATCAAGAGCTTTTGAACCTCGTTCTCAATCCTGATTACGGTGATATTACAGACACCGATGAAGGCACAGACCTTGTTATTAAGTATGGAAAGCCACCCGGCGCACAATTTCCGCAAACCTCAATTACTCCACGCCGAAAAACAACAAAACTCTTTGATGATGATGAGAAAATTACGGCTGCACTGACGCAAATCCCTGATTTTGATAGTGTTTTCGAGAAGAAAAGCCCAACAGATGTGCAATCAATGTTAGATGAATTCATCGCAAGCCAACTTGGCGATGATGACGAAGTAGAGAGTGTCTCTACCGAAAGTCAGAAATATGGTGGAGATTCCATCGATAGTAAATTTGACGAATTGATGCAGGAATAATAGTCTGCCCGCAGGAAGGCATGGGGTTACAGATGCCTTATTTTTACACACAAAAAGGAACAAAAATGGATAACAATACAAATACACCAGATACACTTACTAACATGATTACCCTTCTAGAAGAAGTGCGGACGGATTATAACAAGTTCTATGTTGATGGAAATGCATCCGCAGGCACCCGCGTCCGCAAGGTGATGCAGCAGATCAAGACCGATGCTCATGCTGTACGTACTCATGTACAGTCAACAAAGAACGGCGGCTAGCCCTTCAGTTAGTTGAACACCGCAGGAAGGCATGGGGTTACAGATGCCTTATTTTTTTAAAAAGGAAAGAATAATGATTAAGAAAATTGTATTATGTATGCTGATTATTGGTACTACCACA